TCTACAAGAAGTACGACGCTTCGACAGCCGCCGGATATTGCACCAGGATCAAGGCTGTAATCAAGCACGGTATGGACAACGGACACATCAAGAACAACCCCTGGGCCGGCATCAAGCTCAGCAAGGGATTCAAGCCAATCGAAATGCTGTCCGATGACGACTTCGAACAAATCCGTCAAAAAACGTTCGGTATTGACAGAATTGATAAGGTTAAGGATATGTTCGTTTTCTGTTGCGGTAGTGGTTTGGCGTACATCGACCTCAAGGAACTAACGCCGGAGGACTTCCAGACCATCAACGGACACCTCTGCATCGTCAAGAACAGACACAAGACCAACAACACATACGTATCGGTCCTGATGCCATGGGCCGTTGAGATAGCTGACAAGTACCAGAGAGATTTCAGGGGTGTGGTCCTCAGCAACCAACGCTCGAACGCATACCTCAAGGAAATCGCCGACATCTGCAAGGTCAAGTCGGTCAAGAGCCTGCACACCCACCTCGGACGACACTTCTACCTGAACAAGCTCCTGAACTCAGGGGTACGTCCTGAGACGGTGGCGAAAGCAGCAGGCCATTCCAATTACAAGGTCCTGATGAAACACTACGCAAGGGTTGAGGAACAGACGACGGTCAACGAAATTGCAAAAATTCTGTAAGGTGGTTAACAACCACCTTTTTTCGTACCTTGACATTACGGTGTAACTCGTTATATTTTAGTTAGTATGGATTTAATTGAACAAGCTATCAAACTGAAGATCATCAAGTCCCCTCAGGAGGCCATGGGGTCGCAGTATAATATGGTTACATCGGAAACGGTCAGCAGACTCAACTGTGTCGCTGGCATACTTACATTGAACAGGGACCTCAAGATAAAACAGACGCCCCAGACCGAGAAACGTTACGATATGTGGACGGTAAGCGGAGACACTACCATCGCCATCGAGACCAAGGACAGAAAGTGCAAGTCGGATTCCTTCGAGGATTTCGGTCTGTCCAAGTCCAAGTACGATATGCTGAGGGCCATTGACGTCAAGGTCGGTAACAGGGCTGTCTGGTACACCAACACCTTTCAAGACGGGAAGATGATGGTATGGGACGTAAACGAGGCACCCTGTACGATCCGGCCTTGGAGCCACCAGAAGTATACCGAGAGGACCGGATACACAATAACGGAGGACGCAGTGTATTTCAAACCCTCCGATGCGAAGTATATCGTAAAGTATGACCGAGTATGAGATTGTCAACCAGATTGCCAGACAAGGCACATTACGGGCCATCATCCAGACCGTAACGCAGGACGGCAAGGCCGCTAAGGACGTCACGTCCCTCGACGACCTTGAACAAGACATATACATTGACCTTCTCAGCAAGGGCGAGAAGCTCATCGAGGTCTGGGAACAGGGCCACATCAATTTCTACCTTTCCCGCATCGTCTGCAACCAAATAAAGTCATCGACGTCACCATACTACTTCAAGTACCTTCTACCGATGAAACGTAGTGTGGAGTTCGACGACCGATTAAAGGCCATACCCGATGAGTAGCGAGATCAAGATAACCGGTACCGAACTCAGGGCGATTATGGACGAGTACAAGTTCAACGACGATGTAATGTGCGACGACAGCCAGAAGGTGAGGGTGGCGAAAATGGCCCTCCAGAAGATCAGCGAGTCCGACCGCATCATCTATTGCCTGTACCTCGACCAGCAAAGCTCACGGAAGGTAGGGAAAATACTCGGAGTAAGCCACAGCACCATCCTGAAACAGCTTCAGCGCATACGCCAGGAACTGCTGTACCAAATAATGTCCATTGACGAAGACCTGGAGGATTAGAACATGGAACCATCAACAATATTGCTACTGATAACAATCTGCACTGTGATCGTCATCGACCTCAGCGGCATCATCGACCACATCAAGCAGTGGATATGGAAGTTCACGTACAGAGGAAAACGGGAGTACAGGGACTACGAACTCAAACCCCTCGACTGTTCGTTCTGTATGAACTTCTGGATCAGCCTCGGCTACCTCATCATCAGCGGGACCTGGAATCTCGGCCTTATGACCCTGAGCCTTTTCCTGAGCCTGATGACGACGGTAATCAAAGATATACTTATGCTTATAAAGGCATTTTGCAGTAAAATAATCGATGTCATCTATATGTGGTACATCGACGAATAACATAGAACGATATGAGACCATTTAACAAAGAGGAACTCGAAATCCTCAGCAAATATGAGGACAGGTTCAGAACGGCAAAGGAGCTCAACTACGTACGCAACCTGGAACCACGCTACATCGCCGTCATCAAGAAAATCTACGATGACGCAACCGGCACGGAGTCCAGCGTCAACACCACTTGCGCTCACTGTGTGCTTACCTGGGTGAAGAAGGTCGGACTCAAGTACGAGGAAGACAAGAAAGCATACCAGGAGAAGGCGGAGAAACTCGTTGAGGTACTTGACGAGGTGTTCGGAGAAGTCCCAGACGAGGAACCGAAGAAAACCAATAAACCCAAAGCTAAAAAAACCAAGAAGTAATGGCCAAAAAGAAACAGACAACTGAAGAGCCGATGCAGCCACCGGTGTTCAAGTTTATGGAGCCACAGCAGATCGACAACCTGATGAGGAACCATATCCACGGTGCAAAGCAGGGTGGCGACCAGACTCACAGGTTCCAATGGACGGAGCCTATGCTTATGCTACGCCGTCAGGTTGTTTGTGATCTGATCGGTCAGGGCCTAAGCCGTCGCCGCATCGTAGAGGAACTGATGTCAAGGTGGGAAATCAAGGCTGTTCCGGCATACGAGTACATCAGGGACGCCTTCGAATACCTTCTCCAGGGTAACGAGGAATATATGGAGTTCAACCGAGACAAACAGATTGAACGCCTTGAGAACATCATAACCGAAGCACAGAGCGCCGGTGACTACCGCAGCGCTACAATGGCAGCAGCGGAGCTTAATAAACTCCTGGGACTAACAACCTCCCAGAAACTAACGATCGAGGGTACGGACAGGGTATTCAAGTTTGGTGGCTCAGAATAGGAAGAAAATAAAGGTAGAGTATGTAGGGTTCACGCCATTTCAACACCAGAGGGACGTCATAGACCTGCTCATCAACGGTAGCAAACACAAACACAGAGTTGTCACCGTCGTCAGCAAGCGTCAGGTAGGAAAATCCCTTATGGCTGAAAATCTCTTGCTGTACTTCGCCATCAACTTCGACAGAACCACATCAATCTGCGTATCACCAACCCTCGCACAGGCCAGAAAGCTGTACAAGGAAATAACCGACGCCGTAGGTGAGTCAGACATCATCAAAGCCTCGAACGCCACGCTCCTTGAGATCACACTCGCCAACAACAGCCAGATACTGTTCAAATCGGCTGAACAACGGGAAAATTTGAGAGGATACACGGTGAACGGGCTCCTGGTATTCGATGAAGCAGCCTACATCGAGGATTCTGTTTTCTACACCTGCTTGCCTTGGGTAGACGTATCAGGAGCACCCATACTGTACATATCAACACCACGGGTACGCTCCGGCTTCTACTACGACAACTACGTACGAGGTCTCGACGGCAGCAATGAATACTACACCGTTGACTGGGGTAATGAAAAATATGCCGAAGTCCTCAAGAAGTTCCTTCCACCTGAAAGACTTGAAGAATACCGCAGGATACTACCAAGACAACAGTTCACATCAGAGTACCTCGGACAGTTCCTCGACCAGGACGGTATGGTGTTCACCGGCTTCAAGGAATGCACCTACAAGGAACACCCCAAGATTGAAGAGAACGACAAACTCTACTGGGGTATCGACTGGGCCAACGGCGGTAACAACGACGATACTGTGATCACGGCAATCAACCAGGAAGGACGCCAGGTATTTTTACAATATTGGAATTCCCTCACTCCGACCAAACAGATTGAGAAGATTTTCAACATCCTGTCAAGGTACGAAAAACAGACGGTGGTCATACAGCCTGAGTTGAACTCGATCGGAACACCTTATACCGATATGTTGAAACAGAAACTCAGTCCGGCGATGCAGAGCAAGGTACAGGGCTTCGATACGACGAACAAAAGCAAGAACGACATCGTAGCACAGTTGCAGACGGCGTTCGAACAACAGCACATTCGGATCGTTGACGATGAGAGACAGGCACTGGAACTTGGAAGCTATGCAATGGAATATAACGTCAAGACACACAACGTTACCTACAATGCGCCTAACGGTCTCCATGACGACCTTTGTATGGCGCTGATGCTCTCCTGGGACGCCTATAATAAACGCACTTTACGAGGTAACTACACTATAAGCATCGTATAAAAGTCCGGTATAAACTATTAAAATAATTGATAATCAAAACATTAAGAGAGAATGGCTACACACAACACACATTACACGGTCTTGAGCTACAACATCAACGGCTACGAGATCGTTCATCCTATCAAGGAAAAAAGTGACAGAGCGAGGTACGTTATGATTACTGACGACCCGAACCTTGAGGACCCTTCTGGTAGTTGGGAGATTGTGGTTGACGACACGCTTTCCGGTTCCACGTTTGACAAGTGCTACCAGATTCGTTTCAATCCGTTCAAGTACACCGACGACCACATTGTCCTGAGGGTTGACGGATCAGTTGGTATTGAGAAAAACCTTGACCCGCTTATCGACAAGTTCATTGACGGTGGCTATGACCGCAGTCTGATGCACCACCCGACCAGGCAGACGATGCTTGAGGAATACACGGCCTGGGTACAGACCAGACAGTTCCCAATGGAGGATGCAAACTATGTTCTGGCTTTCCTGCATCACTGCGAGGGCTACAACGTACAAGAGTTCAAAGGTATGGCCCAAATGTGTTACGAGATCATTGCGGACACCAGAATCAACAACGACCTCAACAGAATGACCTACACCTTCCTGAAATATTTGGGCGACAAAAGTAGTGGAATTCACAGGATCGACCAGACCATCTTCTCGTTCATCGCACAGAAGTACTTCGCCACTCTCAACATTATGTGGGTGGACCAGCGTATGTACAACGGCGAGTGGTTTACATGGTATCTCCACAACAGCACTCAGCCGTTCGAGCCGATCGACACCAAGATGATGAAGGACCCGTACTGGCTGAACAAGAAATGTCACAACGCTATTAGACCGCAGGACTTATAATAAATTACAAGTTAAACATTAAAAATGGTATCAAGCTATAAGGAACTGACGATTAACCAATACCTGGGCCTGAAGGATTTGATGGCCGATGAGGTTGCCGATGATCTCGGTGCCCAGGCCAGGCTCGTCGCATACCTTGACAACAAGACCGAGGACGAGGTGCTGAACCTTCCACTCGCAGACTACCACAGGCTCGTTCAGAAGACGAACTTCCTGATGACGTTACCGGAGCCTTCCAAGAAAGCACCGGCGGCTATCAAGGTAGGTAACTACAAGCTCAAGGCTGTCACCGAGGTTGCACAGATGACCACGGCGCAGTACATCGACTTTGAGAATCTCCTTGGTATGCCTGAGAGGGAGAAGTATCTGGCCAGCATCGTAGCCTGTTTCTACATACCGGTAGGCAAGAAGTACAATCAGGGATATGACCTTGACGAGGTTACCAAGCTTATCGGTGACAACGTTAGTGTCCAGGACGCAATGGATGTCTGCTTTTTTTTTCAGAAGCGGTATTTGAGTTCAATCGAAGATTCCCTCAGGTATTTGGAGTTCAAGACCAGGAGGATGATGAGGAAGGAGAAGGACGAGACGACGAAGACGAGCTTGAAGGAAGCGGTGACGAAGATCAGGCAGTACAGGGATTTACTAAGCGCTGGAATCTCCTGATCCTTGTTGACGAAGTAAGCGAATTGACCCACTACGACTGGGAGAAAACATTCCAGATGGACGTCGGTGAGTTTATGACCTGGTGCTGCTACGGACGAGACAAGGCCGAGTACAAGGCCGAACAAATAAAGAAATGGCAACGAGAACACAATGGAAGATAACATCATCAACTGGGAAAACACAAGGGCGGTCCTCAAGGAATACGCCGAACAGCTTCGCAAGAACTATCAGGACCAGATCATTCAGGGGAACCACATCAAGACCGGAAATCTCCTGAACCACATCACCTACACTTTCAACACCGGTGCGACTTCAATCGAATTGGTGTTCAATCTTGAGGACTATTGGAAGTATCTTGAGTTCGGTACGTATGACAGGAAGGACGGTCAGGTCGGCGAGTTCATCAACATCACCGCATACCCCATCATTCCGGCGAAGACTTTTTCTGGCAACCTTCCTACGATGGGCGGTCTCAAGGGTATCACTCCGATGCACATGTTGAGCAACGCCACGTTCGAAACGGAAATGGACATCGAGGACAAACTCGACCAGGCCATTGCGAAGGACCTCGACTATGGCATCAACGTCCTACTCGTCAGGGGCCTTGCTTCCTAACGCCTGGACCTTTCAAAAATATACTTATCACAAATTAACTGACAATGGTATACGCACCGATTTGGAAAGACACTTTTTACACCGCATCGACAGCATCGGTCAACTACAAGATCACGGATACTGGCGGTAACGTACTGTTCCTCGGAAAGGCTGTGAAGTTCCCTGGGGCTGCGACGCTTGAGATCAACATCAACCAGATATGTCGCAACTTTATGAACAATGACCTTCCTGATTTCAGAGGGGTCACCACTTCGACGTCCTATACGAACAGCAATGCCTGCAAGACCTTCAACCTGTACACCGGCGACTCAACCACAACGGCTCAGTCGTACACTTTTTTGTGGGACTGGTCGTACACCGACTGGACAGGTGGCACTAAATCAATGAGTTCACCCGTCAACGGCCACAACAACGGTACGATGCTCACTTTCTCGTCCCAGGTTTCAGGCAATACGGTCAGGAACAGCATCAGTTTCTCGAACAACGGATACTGCGGTGACGCTGCGCTTTACTACCAGAACAAGCTCGGCGGTTGGGACAGCTTCCTGATCGAGGGCAACGTCAAGCGCACGGATTCCATCACGCAGTACAAGTACAGCAAGGCGGTCAAGAACACCTCAATCGATTTCGAGGACACTGTGTATACCGACGACATCAGCAGACGCTGGCAGATGTACACCGGATGGATGAGCGACGCAGAAGCCTCAAGATTTGCGGATAATGTCCTGCAAAGTACGAGGGTTTACCTGCACCTGTTCGGAAGCAACGAAATCATTCCGGTTGTGGTTACCGACTCCACGGCTGAGCACAAGACCTTCAATAACCAGGGACGCAAGAAATTCAACTACGTAATAAACGTCAAGGCGAGTCAAACAAACATCAGACGATAATGAAAGATAACATCCAGCTATACATCGGAGGAATGCCCGTCGATTTGTCAGACAACGTTGATGTGCTTTTCACCTACGCTGCCGACGATTTGACGAATCCGACCATCGTCCGTAACAGCTATTCCAAGACCATCACCATTGAGGGAACGCCAGAGAACAACAGCGTATTCGGACACTTCTGGAACCTCGAAAGGGTGCAGAGCTACGACGGTGAGTACGGCGTTTCATTCAATCCGTCCAAGCGAGTGCCGTTCACGCTCTACGCCAACGGTGACATATACCAGAGTGGTTATGCCAAACTCAATACCGTCAAGAAAAATGGCAAGAACAATGTATTCGAGTTGACACTCTTCGGGGGCCTCGGATCATTCCTGTTCAATTTGGCATACTTGGACGACAACAGCACCACGGACAACAACAAGCGCAAGCTGAGCGACCTTCACTTTATGACCTGGGACACCAGCACGCCGAGCGAGAACGAGTTCAATTTCGCCATCAAGCAGGACACCATCATCGAGGCTTGGAACAATGTGCAGGCTTCAGAATCCTCAAAATGGCATTACATAAATTTCGCTGACTGTTATGAAGGTGTACCGAGCGATTTCGATGCCGACAAAGTTTTGATGTACATGGGAACCTCGGCGTCTTCCGCTACTACCGATACGACCACACCTACCAAACCGGTTAGACGTCCTGGCGGTGGCGGGTCTCAAAGCAACTCGATACCTACCTCATCTTCAACCACTGAGGGAGATTATGCCACATTCGACGGATATGCGGTCGCAACGCTTCCGAAAGAAAAGACGGCAAACCAGATGAGAGAGTTCAGGTCGTACCTTCTTCGCCCTGTACTTCGAGTCAAGGAGGTCATAAACGCTTGCTGTGCGCCGGAGAACAATGGCGGTTACACCGTTGAGCTCGATCCGAACTTTGCGAACCAGAACAACCCATACTGGGAGGACGCTTGGATGACATTGCCACTTCTTTCCTCAATGGACTTCAACGGTGTCGAGGGTGACGAGCAGACGGCGGTTACCGCAACGATTGGTTCTACCGTAACCGGTGGCACCAAGACCGGCACCGCCTATACTGAAACCACTTCAATCGTACTTGGTGAGATCAGTGCAAGTTCATCGTTCAACTTCTCGATGGACCTCAACATCCAGGCGATTATGAACAGCCTTCCTTCGGGATACGTCACTCAGGACAGCAACTGGGTGAACGACCACAGCGTATCAGGTGGAATGTATATGAGCCCACAGGGTATCTATCCTTGTGCTTACTCATTGCAGAGCGACACAATGTATCCTGGCACCATCTGCGTTCAGCTTGTGGCATATTCAAGGGACGGAAAGGTCATCGCCGGATCGGACGTCTACAACTGCACTTCCGGTTACAATCCGCACAGGACGAGCGCCGGTGGACGAGGCGGTGCGACCATGGTCACCACATACGTACCGAATCCAAACGACTTCCACTTCGAGCCAGCTTTCGAGGCGGGATACATCACCAAGAACGGCGGTTTCAACTACGTAAGCGGCTCTACCAGCAACTCTACCTGGCAGATGGCCGACACCCTCACCTTCAACATCAAGAGGCTTCCTAAGACCTGTACGTTGAAGCTCATCGTCAGCAAGCTCAACGGCACCAGCCAGAGCTATACGAACAAGGCGATGTGTCTGTTCCAGAGATATTACGGAAACTATACCACGGACCGTGACGGCTATCTCAACAGCAGCTATTCCACATACTACAGGAATCCTGCGACGGTCAACCACTTTAACCTCAAGATCAGCAACGTCGAGGTCAGCCTGATGTCCGAGGAAGGTATCCGTACCGGTGCTAAGTTCACCAAGGCCGACCTTCTCAACACCGACTACACGCCAGCCGACTTCTTCCTCTCATATTGCAAATTGTTTGGTTTGTACATTGAGAAGGACAAGTACGACGACACCATCTACGTCAGGACCAGGGATACGTTCTACCGTCAGGAAAATGTAATCAACCTGGAAGATAAGATTGACCGAAGCAAGGACATCAACATCACCCCGATAGTGTTCGACGCCAAATGGTACAACTGGTCTCTTGATATGGCCGAGAGCGAGTTCGGAAAGGACTATATGGATACCTACGGAGTCCCGTTTGAAATCCAAAGGGTCAATACCGGATACAATTTCGACGCTTCCGAGAAGGACCTTTACAAGGACAATATCTTCAAGGGCGGCGTCGAGTGTCTGGAGAAGAGCGATATGTTCGGTTACATTTCCGGCGACACAACGAACAAGCCTTGGATGTACAACGGCTTCACCTATAACCTGTACAGCACCGAGGATTTGTCCGACACCCTTGAGGTCACGGTGAACCCTATGACCAAGAAAGGTGTGATCAAGTCGTTCTCGAACAACTCGCAGTACGACCTTTACACCAAGTTGCAGTGCCATACCGAGGACAATAGTGCAGCCGATGCGTCTAACGTATTGTTGTTCTTTGATGGTTTGGTTCCAACCAAGACTCTTAACACCGACGAGAACATCAACTACTACGTCACGGACGATAACAGTTATATGTCCGTACTTAACGATGGCAATCCTTGTTGGTTGTATACGAACAGCGAACTCGACTGCGGCCAGACCAGGATCGCAACGAAGGTCACGGAGATTCCTCACTTCACCAGGTACATTGCCAACCCCGCCAACGGACGCATTATGCAAAGCTGGGGATTCGGTGTGCCTAAGCAGCTTTACATTCCCGATTACACAACCGATTATTCGACCACGGTCTACGACAACTACTGGAAGACCTACATCAGGGATATGTACGACATTGACACAAAGAAACTGAGTTGCTACGTACGTCTTGACGACCGTCCTACCGAGGAATGGTTGAGGGATTTTTATTGGTTCGACAATTCGCTATGGAGAATCAATCGAATTTCCGAGGCGAACGTCAAGAACAAGGAGACCACCAACATCGAGTTCATCAAGGTTCAGGATATGGCGAACTACAGTAATGTCAACGTATCCTCAATCCCTGGCATTTCGATCAGCGCTTCAACGAGTGGTGTGTCCAATGCCGGTGCTACGATTACCATCTACGTCAACGTATCAGACGGCGGTGACTGGTTCGTCAGCGATTATGTGGTCGATACCTACAACGCAAGTGTTTCAAGCGGCCATGGTAACGGAAGCTTCACCATCCAGATTCCGAGAAACAACGGAACCGAAAGGATTGTTCACAGGATTGCGGTTGAGAACGGCTATGACCAGTGGGGTTGGTGCGAGGTCGTTCAGGGTGACGTTGTGTTCAGGGTAGAGCAGATTGACGGCGGTGTCCACAGGGATGCTTACTGGACCGGCGAGACCTTGACATACAAGATATATTCATCATACCCATGGACTGGCGTTGACGACAGGGCTTATGCTTCGTTCACACCAACATCAGGCACCGGAGACCCCGTTAATGGCGAGACCTTCTACCTTACCTTCGAACCGAGTGACTCCCTTGCTCCGAGAAACGTCAAGATGACCTTCACCGACAGCATCGGAAACACCGTTGACGAGTGGAAGTGGCAGAACGCTTGCGGTGGCCTGATCTTCCCTGCATCCGGTGGCACCCAGACCGTCAACTTCCTCAGCGGTTATTCCGGCGTCGCTCCTGAGTGGATTACGATGGTCGATAACGGCAACGACACGTACAGCGTAACGGCTGCTCCAAACCCAGAAATGGACGCAAGGACTGTGACGATGTTCCTTACTTCACCTACTGCAAACTCAAGGACTCTCGGCATCTTCCAGTACGCTGGTCCGGTGTTCGACGTTACCAGGGTTGACGGTACCGGTAGTGTGCTTTCATCTGGTGGCAGCATCACGCTCGACGTCACCTCAAACGGTCCTTGGACGATCAGCGGTTATAGCAACTGGGCGGTTCCTTCGATAACGAGTGATACGTCGAGTTCCACGGTTACTGTGACTGTGGCTGCGAACGGAGACGAGGCCCGTAAGGGTACCATCATCTTCAGCTACACCGGCGGTCCTACCATTTACTACGAAGTTACCCAGAACGGCATCAACACCGACAATTTCGTTGATCCTACGGCATTGCAGTTTGACGGAACGGGTGGAACGAAGTCATTCAACATCAACACAGACGACCAGTGGCAGATTGTCGGCAAACCAAGCTGGGTAACGCTGTCCTCAACGGCTGGAACCGGTAACGCTACGATTTCTGTTACTGTTCCTGACAGTATAGACTGGGAGAGGAACGGTAGTATCGTTGTATGGAACGTAAGCAAGAACAAGACATACGTAGTGGCTGTTCAGCAGTCAACGGGTGACGTTTTCAAGGTGGCCAGGGTAAATGGTAGCGGTGATATTCCTGCGGCTGGTGGTTCAAGCAACATCTGTTATCTTGAGGTCACGTCCCCGAACCATAGTTGGACCGCAACGACCACCGACAACTTCATTACTTTTACACCGACGGGCCATACGGCTTCAACGGGTGTCTATGTGACGTTTGACCAGAATGTGGGCCAGTCGAGAGTCGCTACGATTACGTTCAACAATGGTATTACGGCGATTACATATTCTCAGTCACAAGCTGGCAGCAATCAGGGTAGCGGACTTGTTGATCCAAACGTTTTGGTGTACGATGCGACGGGTGGAACGAAACAGGTTACAGTATCAATCCCTAACGCCTGGCAGGTTGTTGGACGTCCGAACTGGATTACCGTATCACCAACTTCCGGTGCTGGTCTTGGGACCATTGACGTCTATGCGGTACCTTTCAGCGGTCAGCAGGAACGTCAGGGTAGTTTGGTGATTGCCGATATGACTACGAACCAGGCTTCGATAGTTACATGTATTCAGGACGGCGGTGACGGAGAACTCCTTGCTGTCTCACCGAGGTCGATTGTGTTCGAATCTTCAGGTGGAACGGCGACATTGACGATTATAAGCAATACAGATTGGGTTATAGGATAAAATGGTAAATTGGCTTCAACTAAGTGCAACAAGCGGTCACGGTGACACACAGATCACCATAACCGCTTCGACAAACGAAGAACTATCACACAGGCTTCATACGCTCACGGTAAGCACCTCGCAGAAAAGTGTCGAGGTGCCTGTTACCCAGTACGGTGATGCTAATATGTACAAGTATCTGACGTTCGAGATCGTATCTGCCGGTAGCATCAACTGGGTGTCAAGCAACTACTACGACATTGACGATACGAGCTCGTACAGAAGGACCATCCAATACCGAGTTAACGGTGGTGACTGGCAGTATTGGCAGGCGTATTGTGCTGGCTACAGCGGAAATAACGTTGTCAATCCGAGCAGTATCTATGTGTATCCAGGTGATGTCGTCGAGTTCAAGGGCGACAATCCGTTCTACGGTGGCGGGCTTGGTTCCAGGGATTCGAGCACGTTCAATCAATCAACGGCTGGTTTCAAGGTCAGCGGAAACATTATGTCCCTGATCGACTCAGAGAACTTCTACTACCTTACCTCACTTGATTATCCGTATGCGTTCAGTGGTATGTTCAGGCGTTGTTCTGGGCTTATCGACGCAAGCGAGTTGATGCTTCCTGCTCTCAAGGTTGCTGAAGGCGCCTATGGAAATATGTTCACAATGTGTACGGCTATGACTGCTGGACCTGCATTGCCTGCGACTGACGTAGGACCTTATGCGTACCAGGCCATGTTCGCCAACTGTCGTAGTCTGACCACGGCACCTGAACTACCGGCTATGAAGATCGGTGAGTCTTCCTACTACGGTATGTTCCTCGGTTGTTACTCACTCCAGACACCGCCAGACCTGCCAGCCATCGAACTTGCACCGAACTGTTACCAGTATATGTTCTCGAACTGTACGAGTTTGACTTCCGGCCCAGACCTTCCGGCTACGAGGCTGTCCGATTACTGTTACGCAAATATGTTCAGCGCCTGTACACAGCTATCCTCTCTCAAGTGTATGGCGTATGGTAGCATCAGCTATACCTGTACCAGCGGTTGGTTGGACAATGCAAACTCAAACGGAACGATTTATTCGTATGACGGTGCAAACATCGGTAGACCTGTAAACTGGACCAAGATGTATCTCGACCATCCGTATCTTACCTTCACTATGCTTACGAACGGAACTGTAGGTTGGAAGGCTGGTTCGAACGGTGTTGCAAAGACCATCGAGTATAGCATCAATAACGGTGGTTGGCAGACGATAGCCTCGACTACCGCAGGTGCCACGTTCAGCGTAAACAGCGGTGATGTGGTAAGGTTCAGGGGTGACAACACAACGTACAGCGACGGTCTTGCGTCTTCACGCTTTACTTCAACTGCAAGGTTTGAGGTCAGCGGAAGCGTTATGTCCCTTATCACGGCCAGCAATTACACTGACCTTACGGCGTTCTCCGATCCCTATGTGTTCTGTGGTCTGTTCTCAGGATGTACTGGACTTACGGACGCCAGCAAACTTATGCTCCCAGCCACCGGTCTTACTGAAGGCTGTTACAGTGCAATGTTCAAGAACTGTACTTCCTTGAAACGGGCTCCGAGCATTGCCGTAACCCCAACGTACGCAGATTACTGTTTCGAGAGTATGTACGAGGGGTGTGTCAATCTCGTTGAGGCGACGGTCACGTTTGGTGTGAACACTGTTACCACAGCGACGTACTATGCGAAGAAGATGTTTGCTGGGTGTACGTCTCTTGTTGAACCACCAGGCGGTTCCGTTACCACCAACGCCACGGAACCCATTTACTATCAGATCAGCGAGGGGTGTTATGAAGGAATTTTCAGCGGTTGTACTTCACTTCTATACGCTCCGAGACTTAGAAGGGCTGCGGTGTTCGAGAACTGTTACAAGTCAATGTTCGCTGGGTGTACGTCACTCTTGGTGGCACCGAAACTCGACGTAGCAAACCTCGTTGAAGGTTGTTACCAAGAAATGTTCAAGGGTTGTACGAGTCTTGAGTATCTGGATTGTGAGGCTGAGGATATAACCGCAACGAACTGTACGACGGATTGGCTTACTGGGGCCAACCCGAACGGAACGTTTGTCAAGAACCCGAATACCTTGTGGTCCACCGGAACCAGCGGAATACCTTCTGGCTGGGCCTCAAAGACACCTGATACCGATCCGAGAAGCCAGTACCTTACGCTGAACATCACCCAATCTGGAAATATCCGTTGGCAGACGAACGGCGAGGGAAGCAGTATCTACTCTTGCACCCTTACCTACCGAATCAACGGCGGCGCCTGGCAGGACATTACCTCAAGGTCACCGTTCAGTGGTGTCAATGCGTTCAACGTAAGCGTCGGCGATGTCGTCGAGTGCTACTGCAACAATATGTCAATGTCTGGTTTCTACCAGTCAACGGCGAAGTTCACGGTAAGCGGCAACATTATGTCGATGTCTATGAACTACAGCGACGACTGGAATACAAGAGTCACACTTGGAGTCGATCGGGCCTTCTACTACTTGTTCTTGGGTTGCACCGGCCTCACAAGAGCCGATCAGTTGCTGTTGCCAGCGTTGAAACTAAGGTACAACACATATTACGGTTTGTTTGAGGGTTGTACCGGTTTGACGAGCACGCCGGTACTCCAGGCTAAGATTCTTGGTGAAAGTTGCTATTTGAAGATGTTTGCTGGGTGTACGAGTTTGACCACGGCTCCAGCACTTCCTGTTCGCAAACTGGCCAGTCAGTGTTACGTTCAAATGTTTTCTGGATGTACGAGCCTGTCAGCAGCACCGGCTTTGCCTGCCACGGAACTCGCTAATGGGTGCTATATCGCCATGTTTGAGGGCTGCACGTCTCTTACTACCACCCCGACACTTCCTACGGCCACGCTGGTGTCGAACTGTTATTCCAATATGTTCTACGGTTGTACCGGTTTGAGGACAGCAGGTGCGCTTAATGCCGATAAGCTGACCATTATGTGCTATTACCAGATGTTCCAGGGTTGTACGTCTCTTACCACACCGCCGGTCATCAGTGCGACAAAGTACGACTACGCATCAATGAGAAAGATGTTCAAGGGTTGTACGAGCCTTACCTCAATGCCGACGTTCAATGCCACTGAGATTCCAATGGAGGCTTGCCGAGAAATGTTCGTTGACTGTACGTCCCTTACCTCGGTCACGCTTCCGAACACAAACAACATCAAAGAACAGTGCTATGCGTTGATGTTTACTGGTTGTACTGGTATAACCTCCGTTGAACTGAACGCCGAAAAGGTCCCGATCAGGGGTTACGAGGAAATGTTCAACGGTTGTACGAACCTGAACTACATCAAGTGTATTGCTTCAGACCACGGCGCTTATATGACGACCTCTGCCTGGGTTGCTGACGTTGCTGAGACCGGAACGTTCATCAAGGATCGTTCTACGTATTGGGTGTATGGTATCGACGGAATTCCTTACGGTTGGAACGTCAAGGACTACAACCCTGTGGACAACGGATACCTTACGTTCAATATCGTATCCGGAGGTAGCATAAACTGGATGATGACCAAGAACACCGCACCGGCCTGCACCATTGAGTACAAGGTCAACAACGGAGCCTGGACGTCGGTAACCTCATCAACTGCCGGAACATCGTTCAATGTGTCCGCTGGTGATGTGGTAAGGTTCAGGGGTACCAACAGCACGCTCTGTAGCGGTACTTACGGTGCGTCACCTTACTTCTACAGTTCCTGTTTCAGTGGTTCTACGGCATCGTTCAATCTGACTGGAAACATTATGTCGCTGTTGTACGGTGACAACTATTTGGGTCAGGCAGCTCTTGTTTCAGCATATACGTTCGCTGGACTGTTCGCACATACGAAAGTAATCGACGCTTCCCAGCTTGAACTACCGGCAACGCTACTCAGCAATTATTGCTATTATATGATGTTCTACGATTGTGCTGATCTCACCAAGGCTCCAGAGTTGCCAGCGACTGTTCTGACGACCCACTGTTACGAATACATGTATTGGAACTGTCCATCATTGACAATAGCTTCGGCTATGTATGCAACCACAATGGATGAATACTGTTGCCGAGGAATGTACCAGGGCTGTTCTTCACTCGTAACACCGCCACAGCTACCGGCGTTGAATCTGGCGAGGGAGTGTTACCAAGGTATGTTTATGAGTTGCACAGCGATGACTTCAATGCCAGCACTTCCAGCTACGGACCTTCAAAGAAGTTGTTATGACTCGATGTTCTACGGATGTACGAGTTTGACAGCAACCAAGGAACTACCTGCACAGACTATTGCAAGGAGCGCCTACTACAGAATGTTCTACAACTGTACTTCGCTTGGTTACGTCAAGTGTCTTGCTACCTACATCGGAAGTTCAGGTACGAGCGATTGGCTGGTGAACGTAGCCGCTTCCGGTACCTTCGTAAAAGACCCGACGATGACCTGGAGTTCAGGATCAAGCGGTATTCCGTCTGGTTGGTCCGTTCAGGACAATACATAACACACCAAGCCGTTATAAACCGGAGTCGCTACCTGTTAATGGACTGGTGGTGGGGCCTCGAAAGGGGTCCCATTTTTATGTCCTAACGCCTACAACACCTTAAATTATACTTATGAAAAAATCTTGATAAATGGCGATAGAGTCACAGAAAATCATCAGCATCAACACCGGTCAGGCCATCCAGAGCGTTAGGGAATTGAAGGACGAGATCGCATCGCTCAGAGACGCATGGATTCAGGCTGACGAAGGTACCGAGGAATACGAAGAAACAACGGAAAAGCTGGTTGCAGCCCAGGAAAAGCTCAACCAGGTTATGTCCGTCGGCAAGTCACAGGTATCTGCGGCCACGGGTTCATATAACGCTCTCGTCAACCAGATGGGAGCCCTCAAAAGGGTGTGGAGAGAGACCACCTCAGAGGTTCAGCGTCAGGCACTTGGAGAGAAAATCCGAGGCATCAATGACCAGCTTAAGGAGCTCGACTCGTCGATCGGCAACAACCAGCGAAAAGTCGGTGCATACGAGCAGGCACTCCAGGTTCTGAACAAGTCATACGATACGCAGAAAGCGGAACTGAGGGACCTCAAGGCTGCTCTTGACAACCTCGATCCTTCAACCGAGGCATATAACCAGGCGTTCCAGAGGGCTGCTGAGATCACGCACAACCTCGCTGATCAGCAGGAAATGCTCAGAAGGTCTGCGAACGACTTCGGAACCCAGATGACCAACCTCGCTGACATCGGTGCCGGACTCGTCGGTGGTTTCAACGCCGTCAAGGGTATTATGGTCCTCACGGGGAACGAAACCGAGGAAGTCCAGAAGACGATGATGAAGCTCCAGGCCGGAATTTCTGTCGTTCAGGGCCTCAAGGGATTTGACGGACTCCAGAAGGCGGTCAAGGGTTATGTCGGTTGGGCTTCGAAAGCATACGACAGCATCAAGAACTTCATTTCTGGTTTCAAGAACACATCAAAGCAGGTTACCACCACTACCACCGCACTTGAAGCCAACGCAGCAGCCAATGGTCAGGTGGCAACATCAGAGGTAACCGCAGCCGCCGGTGCAAAGACACTCGACGCAGGAATGAAGACCGCAGCCGCTGGTACCACAACCGCCACGGCAGCTATGACCGCTTTCAAGGCGGTGTTGATGAGTTTGGGTATCGGTATCGTAATCGCAGCACTTTCTGGTTTGATTACGATGCTCGGAAAGCTCAAGGGTGCTTCAAAAGCCGCTTACGACTCAATGGCTACCCAGGCACAGAACCTCATCGACATTGAGGAAGAGACCAGTCGTCAGATTGATCTTCAGACGGAACACAGGTGGGAGCTTGAGAAGGCTCAGGGCAAGGAGGAAATCGAAATCGCCCAGGAGAAGTACGACTATTATGAGAAACGACTTCAGCGTTATACCGATCTTATTGTAGCAGCCAACGAACTCGAAAGCCAGTTGGCGAAGGGCGGTGCAAAGGGTAGCAAAGCGAAACCGTCCTGGGCACAACTCAACACCGATGATTTCAAGGTCATGGGTAAGAACGTCATCCAGCTTGAGAAGGAACTCGAAAAGATGGAGCAGAACGGCAACCTGGTCTTCAAGAAGATGAGCACTGACGCTATCAAGGCGTTCGACGAGATTAAGGAGAAGGGTATCAGGACATGGGGTGACATCTACAATGTTGTTGACTGGTACGGCAAGGCTATGGCCGCTGAGAAGTCGCTTTACAAGATCGACCCGCTGGGTGGATTGGAAAACGACGTTAAAATCGAGAAGGAAAACATCCTCAAGGAGGCACAGGAAACGGTCGATGGTGAGATCACGCTCGAAAATAAGCGTCATAACGCACTTATCAGCGCCCGCACTTGGACTGACAAGGAACTTGAAACCCTCAACAGTGCACATCAGAAGAAGGTATGGGACATCATCACAGGTGCCACACAGTCCATCCTCGACCGAGCACACGCCGCCAACCAGACAGAACTTCAAAACCTTGAGGAAACCTATCAGAAGGAACTCAAAATCCTTCGTCAGTATGGTAGGGATGCAACCGAACTAACCAAGGAATACCACAAGAACAAGGCGAAAATCGAGCTCCAGGAGTCTACCAAGTCCATTGAGAGGGCTATCAAGGAACTCGAAAGGTACGCATCAGACAATGGCCCGATGGCTCAGGCATACGACAAGCTTGAAGCAGCCGGTGTCGAGCGTTCAACCCAGATGGTCAAGATGCTTGCTGCCAAACAGAACGAGGTATTCGAACAGCAGCAGTTCTCACTGGCCCGTCAGATGAACTACTGGAAGGACCTTTGGGATAAAATCAAGGACGATGAGAACCTGACCCTTGAACAGCGTGAGGCTATCTACGAGAAGTACGTCAACGCTAAGATGGCTCTCGAAAACCTTGAGACCAAGCACACCCTCGAACAGATCAAGATTAGGAAGGAAGCTCTCGACGCTGAAATTGCTGAAATTGAAAAGGTCTACGACAGGGCGGCTGCTGCTCAGGCCCGTGCGAACGAGGCCGACAACGACCCGAAGGGTAGATTTGGTAGAAGGGACGGTAAAATGACCTGGGCTGGCTTCGGTCAGTACGCTTGGAACGGTGGTCAGCAGTCCTATAATATGATGCGAGAGGGTGAAAATGCGGCTTTCGAGGTCGAAAAGAACCGCCTTCAGGAGCAAATCGAGGCTTACAGACAGGCTGCTAACGACATGTCGGCGACGGAAGCGGAGCGTACGGAGGCTAAAAGGAAGGAATCCGAGACCAGAGCAGCCCTTGAACTGGCCGAAGCTGAACACACCAAGCGTATGGTTGCGTATGAAAAGGCTGAATATCAGACCCTCATCAACACCATTACCAGCGTCGGTGACTCGATTTCCCAGATTATGGGGTCAATTTATGACACCATCGAGTCCACTTTGGAGTACCAGGTGAAGGCTGGAGAGATCAGCGAGGACCAGATGAACGAACAGCTTGAACGTTACCGCTGGATTCAGTACGCTCAGGCCATCATTAACACCGCATCGGGTGCTTTGGGTGCCTTCACTCAGGCTTCTGCGACCATTCCACCGCCTTACGGTCAGATCGTAGGTGCTGCTGCCGCTGCTGCGGTTGTTGCACAGGGTGTTGCACAGATTGCTGCTATCAAGGCCGCTTCAAAGAACAGTTCGCTCGATTCAAGCACCAAGATGCAACCGGTATCGACCCAGATGACGGAGTACCAGCCGGATTACTCAGCGAACCTCACGGGAAAATCCGATACGGACTACCTACGCAACGCCATGGGTGAACAGAAGCTGTTTGTCAGCGTAACGGACATAAATTCAGTACAGGCAAGGGTTAAGACCACAGAGGAAGAGTCTGGGTTTTAACCCCTTGCCATTCCATACCAATAATATACTTATAAAAAAGTTTTAGAATGGACATCAAGCTACCAGTATACAAAGCCACAATCACCGACGAGGAAACGGGGATGTTCGCAATATCACTCGTTGACGATCCGGCGGTTGAAATCAACTGGCAATACTTCAACGACGACAAACGTATGATGTTCGCTGTCCAGGACGAGGAAAAGCGTATCATCAGGGGTGTCATTATGGAGTGCGACAAACTCATCTACCGTCGTACTTCCGAGGGCTTCGAATACTACATCCAGTTCGATGCCGATACCATTCGCACAATGGCCCAGAAATACCTCAGGGACGGCTTCCAGAACAACGTCGATACAATGCACAACGGTGACCTCGTTAACGGCGTTGAACTCACCCAGTGGTTCATTTCCGATAAGGAACACGGCGTCAATCCTGAAGGTTTCGAGAACGTAGCCGACCATAGCCTCTTTGCTGAGTTTCACGTTGAGAACGATGAAATCTGGCAGGCGGTGAAGGATGGTACCTTCAAGGGCTTCTCACTCGCCGGTTTCTTCGAGCCGGTCGAGGTCAAGATGGAAAACAATAAGAAATCACATACCAAGAAAATGTCAAAATTGAACAAAATCCGCGAGGCTCTCAAGAGTATCCTCGCACAGTTTGAGCGCATCAGCACCGACAAGGCGTTGATCGAGTACGACGGGGATGAACTCGAAATCGGTATGGACGTCAAGGGTATCGACGAGGAAGGAAACGCCTACGATCTTGAGGACGGCGAGTATCGAGCAGAAGGTATCGTCTACGTTGTGAAGGACGGTAAGGTTGACAACATCAAGGAAGATGAGGAACCAGCCGCACCAGCAGAGGAACCAGCACCTGAAGCAGAGCCAGAGCAGGAGCCAGTCGCTGAGCCTGAGGCCGAGCCTGAGCAGGAGCCGGTAGCAGAACCAGAGCCGGAGGTTGAGCCTGAAGCAGAGCCTGAGGAAGACCCAAGGGACGAGCAGATCAGGAATCTCGAAGCCGAGGTTGCCCGCTTGGAGACCGAGAACGGCGAACTCCGTGAGCGTATCAAGGAACTTGAGGAAAAGCCACAGGCCAATCCAGTTGAAGAGGATTTCGAGAACGCTACGAAGGCCCCGAAGACCGGAAACGCAAAGCTTGACAGACTCTCAAGAATCGTCAACGCCTAAAAAGTTTCCACCTTCCTGGATTTCAATATTTAAGGAAAATTACTGAAAACAATAACAAACTAAAAAAGAATAAAAACAATGGCATCAGGTTACACTGTTAGTGGCCTCACCTCTTATGTGGAGGTCAACAAAGACGTTTTGATCAAGAACATTGTGCTGGGTTTCGTCGGCGGAGATACAATTCCAATGCTTCGTAAGCAGCTAAATGTCAAGACCAAAGAGCGTCTCAACTATCTTGACGTCGATCCTGTTCTCCAGGACGGCTCATCTTGCGGTTTCAGCCCTTCCGGAAAGACCGAATTCTCTGAGAGAGACATTGAGGTTTCCCAGATTAAGGCTCAGGACCAGTACTGCGACAAGGACCTTCTCGGTAAGTTCGCCGAGTACCTTGTGAAGACTGCTGCAACCAAGGACGGTAGCGACATGCCTTTCGAGGCTGAGATTCTCGACGAGGTATCACGCAACATCGCAAAGAAAATGGAGAAGCTCGTATGGCAGGGCTCCAAGACTGGTGGCGACCTCTTCGACGGTTTCCTCACCCAGGCTCTCGGCGCAGACTCAGCCGCAACGATCACCGTTACCGGTTCTTCTGCAACCTCTATCTCCGAGCGTATCGAGGCCGTCATTATGGGTATCCCAGAGGACGCAGCTTGGCTTGACAGCGCAATGATCTTCGTATCTCCTGCAAACTTCCGCAAGCTTGCATTCGAATTGATCAAGAGCTACAAGTACAACGCCAATATGTTCGGTTCCGAGATTGAGGATAAGGATATTGTCTATCCTGGCACCAACATCAAGGTCCATAAGACCTATGGCCTCACTGGTAGCGATAAGGTGTTCCTCAGTCCAGTTCAGAACCTCGTCTACGGCACCGACCTTATGAACGACGAAGAGCGCATTCGCTTCTGGTATGACGACAACAGCGAGCTCTTCAAGTATTCCATCCATTGGGTGGCCGGTGTGAAGACCCTCTATCCAGACGCAGTTGTGGTCGGCGATTTCAGCGCCTAAACAACAGACGACTTGGGGTTGACAATCGGGCCAACCCCAATTATTAAAGAATAATAAATACGTAAACATAACAATATAGAATGGCTTGTTCAAAAACTCTCGCAGGATACACTGCACTGGATTGCGATCCTTCAAAGGGTGGCGTAAAAAACATCTATATCATCAACTACGACGCTCTGTCAGCAGTTGGGATTTCAAAGGTGTCTGGCTCCACTGAGGAAGAGCAGGTAACCGGTTTCACTACGAACACCGCTTCCACTGCGCCGACCGACGTTAAGTGGCACATGTACTCAATGCGTAGGAACACCGCTTCTATGACCTCCACTCTCAACTTCGACGAGACCGCCGGTGTAAATTACGTTTCTACTGATGTGTTGCTCCGCTTCAACAAGCTCGACACCCCTCAGAGACTCGAAATGACCGCCCTCTGTCTTGCTGAGACCAGGGTTGTGGTTGAGGACGCCAATGGCAAATGGTGGATGGTCGGTATCGACGAACCAGTTGTTCCTTCAAGTGGAAATGCCCAGACCGGTGTTCAGAAGACCGATGGTTCCTACTACGAGCTTACCCTCCAGGGATCAGATGATACCTGGCCGCTTGAGCTCTCAGAGGCTGCAATCAGCGCTATCAAGGCCGATCTCGCTTCTGCTTAATCCAGCAGTACCCGAAACTAACCACCTTCCAACGAGGGTGGTTTTTTTGTTTCCGGTCATCGGCGAGTTCATACTTATAACAAATAAAGCACCTTGTGGGTGTTGCATTGGAACACATTATAGGGTGTGAAAGAAATAATGTAAAAACAATGGCAAAGATCAAGATTTCGGGAGAGACCCCATTTTCTGTATTGTCTCACAGTTTCGGCGTAAGCCAGAGTAACGAAGGCTATACGTTGAACTATTCAAGCAACGGCATCGACTGGACCGCATGGTCTGAGGAAACTCCGGCCAACGAGGACCTGTTCGTTAATTTTGTTCCTTTCGGCAGCTTCTTCAAGCTCGTCGGGAACGCATCAGAAGTCGAAATAATCTACTAATTCCTTACCGGCGATGATTATCAATTTTGGAGTCCTCGGTGGAGGCGGCGGTGGTGGAGAGTATCATCTTCCAACCGCAACGGCGTCACGTCTCGGTGGCGTCAAAATCGGTAGTGGTATCACGGTAACCAACGACGGTACGATCAGTGCCGAAGGTGGTGGCGGTTCCTCAAGCGCCTATACCATTTCCCTTGAGAACTACGGTCCAAACGATTTCAGTGAGGCCGAGCTTAACGCCATGGCTGATATGGTTGATTACCTTGAAGGGTTCGACGTCAACGAGCTTCCAGCAGCGAGGGTTTATATCGGTGGTTGGTACTACGACCTTTCAGGCGTCGAAACCGAGGAAGGCGAAAGCGGTGAGACCATTGTGAACTGGTATCTGTTCACCCATTCTGACACTACTGGAGACTACAACGATGAGACCGGTGAGGTTGAAACAAATGGTGTAAATGTGGCAACCTTCAAGCTTAACGTTGAAGACGAGAGCGACAGTTATGAGGCGTATTGGAACTTTTTCGAAAGCGGTCAGAGAAGGTTCGGTGTCGAGAACGAGGAACAAATGGCTGCTCTCCCAGCAGAAGAGGGTGACATCTGTATCGTCGGTGAGCACTGGGGTGATGCACCTGAGGGTTTCTACACACGTATGGACTACTGGGGTTGGGGCCTTTTCGGTTGCCTTGACTATTTGCGTGATGATGAAGGATACAATACCGTAAAGTTCGTCCTTGGGGAGTCTCCTTATTTCGACAGTGGTGACGATGCACCAAGCGGCGCTTACTTTGAGGCTGCTCTACAAGATGACGAAGGATATTACGGTATCAAGTGTGAAGAGGTGTATGATCCAGAGTCAGGTGAGTTTGACCACTATGGTTGGTTTACGAGACGCTTCAGCGACGGCGAGTGGTCCGACGACGAAATGGAAATCGGTGACGAGTACGAAATGCCGTTGAACTATGTCACATACTCAGGTGGTGACACTTCTATGATCATCCATTCACAGAACACCAGTTACCTTTACGGTCTTGAAGTTGAGGTTTTGCACGCTGAAAAAACATATCAGCATAACAACGGTGAGTGGATTGAGGTGGCATCAATGGAAGCACTCAACGAAGTTTCCGAGAAAGCGGATCAGGCTTATAATATCGCATCAAACAAGTTCGCCACCGGTAATTTCGGTTGGAATGTTGGTACCGACCCAAGACAACAGTTGCAGTACCAGGAGTCCGGTGCATACCAGATTACAATTTATGACAACGGAACACCAATCGACAAGGGTATGCTACTTCACCAGCACGGAACCGCTGATGAGAACAGAAACAAGTATGTCACGGAGCTTGTGGCTTCAGAGGTTGTTTCTAAGATTGTACCTATCACCCAGGACGATTACGACGACCTCCAGACCAAGGACGCCAACACGCTTTACGTAATAATTCCTGATCCTAACGCATAAACCAAATGGCACAGCAGTGGGTAGACATAACAACCATCGACAACAGCACTCCTTTCAGTGCTGTTAGGTGGTTGCCACAATTCAATATTGACAATCAAGGGGCCCTGGACATTTGGTTCTCTGAGACACCTGGTCTCACCACTGACGGTATGGATTGGGGTTCTGGTGATTGGAACTACGGCTCTTTCGGAGCACATAGAATAAACAATACCCAGTATACTTGTGCGTTCAACAGCAACTACAAGAGTGGTGACGGTACTGATGTTACAGATGATCCTGGAATGGGTTATGCCGTCAGGGATGCTGATCGTAACGTCGAATATGACGACACTATCGTAATCGGAAATGAGACTTATTACGAGGTTGATTTCAGCACATGGGATTCGTACATACCGCTGTACTACCCGTTCACCGGAACCCCCGTTCAGGCTGGTAGTATCTATGTGTTGACTGAGAGCCAGAGTCCGATTAACGGTAACAAGGACACTCTCGCATTCCCGATGTCAGGTGGTACGGACAACTCCCTTGAGATCACCTGTGAAAAGGAGTGGACCGCCGACACCCAGGACAACTGGATTTCAGTGGCTCCAATCGTTGGACCTTCAGGAACTACCGCAGTGACCGTCACAGTGTCAGACAATACCGCACGTACGAGAACGGGTGGTGTTGAGTTTGCTGCTTATGTGGACGGCCAGCGTTATACATTCGACCTTACCGTTAATCAGGACGGCTACTATGGTGTAACGAGCGACACTACCAGTATGAAGTTCAAGGCCAGCGGTGAGAGCAAGACCTTCACCTTGAGTGCAGACTCCGATTGGAGAATCTCGTTCGAGAATACAATGGTCTTCTCAGCTTCACCTTGGTCCGGAAACTCTGGCGTATGTGCCGTTACCGTAACTTGCGGTGAGAACACCGGCGACACCAGGTTCGACGACATGGTGTTGAGGTCAATGTGGAACTCTCAGTACATCTACGTTGAACAGAGGAAGCCATCATCCGGTTTCGGTGGTGTTATTCTCGGTGATCTCGAAGTCGAGGCAATGTACCTCGGTGACGTTGAGGTTGAAGGTCTGTTCCTTGGTGACATTCCAATCGCAGAGGCTGGGCCTCCTTCCTGGAAAGTGACACCGAGTGCGATCACTACAAACCAGTATAGTGCTTCAACCTCAATCAAGGTCGCTTCTCCTACGGGTTGGACCATTGATACCGGCGGTGTTGACTGGATCACGGTAACGCCTTCCGCTGGCACCTCAGGTAGGACGACTGTGGCTGTTGAGATTGACGAGTACACGGGTAATACAAGCCGAAACGTCACGCTTACCGCAATGACTGTTGACAGCGCTTCGTCGGCGACCTGTGAGGTTACTCAGAACTACGTTTCCGGCCTGACGGTACCGCACCTTGTGAACTTCAACGCAAAGGAGTACAATCCTGTAACCAACACCATTCCGAACAGTGTATTTGGAACGTTGCCGTATGACCTTGAACTGACTGGGGCTGTCGATGCGTATGACTCTTCGAGTATCACGGTAAGTCATAGCTATGGACAATGGGAAGCTGTCGATGCAGCAAGCAATCCGTTCAATTCACCTACTTATCTGACCATCATAGCGAAGACTGACAACTACGCAGGTGGATACATCGACAACAGTTGTTTGGTGGCCAACAGAGACAGTTACGGATACAACTGGATGGTAAAACAGAACGGCACTGATTTCTTCCTTCATACTTCAAGTAACGACTACTCACAACTTCCGTATGTCACGGCTAACACACAGCCAAACATCTGGGCGATTGTGGTAGGTCCAAACAATGGGCAGGAAGTCGGTTACGGTAAATCCTATACCGACAACGTTACCGGTAACGTCGAGGACGTGACCTATGGTGCTGAGACGACAGGTATTGGCTTCCTCAAGGGATTCTTCGATCAGAACACTGAAATCTGGGAAGGTAAGCTGTACTGGCTATTCATTTCCAACTCCTACCTCTCAGGCGCCGACGTTCAGGCGGTCATCGACTACAACGAAAACCTGTAAGCAACTGTTACGGTGTAATTCCGTAGCCATATTCTCTCTCCGGCCCTGGTCTTCACCAAGATCAGGGCTTTTTATACTTAGTGTAAAATTAGTGCAAATGCTGTTGAAACTAACGAACAATCTGACGAAGAAGGTGTACGAGTTCGACAACCTTGACGACAAACTAACGTCACGTATCTTCTACACCCTCGACATTCAACTGACAGAGCCGATGGATGAGGGCGAGTACACGTACGACCTCTACGACGAGGACGGACTACACAAGGCTTCGGGCCTCTTGCAGATCGGCGACTACAAACCAGAAAATAAGACCTACTCGGCAACCACCGAGGACCACGGTTACATTCAGTATAACGGATAATGGAAGACAACAAGGTTCAATCAATGATTTTCTCTGCAATCGACCAGGTTATCACGCAGAGCATCCCAGTCCTGACACAGGACCCTTACAGAGGGAAGGACTACGTTTATTACGGACAGGACAATATGTATCCAGAATACCTCTGGAACCTCGTAAACGAGGTCAGTACACTCAAGACGGTGATTTTTTCAACAGCCGACTATGTGGCTGGCGACGACGCTTACTGTACGATCCCAGGTTTCAGCAAGGTGATGAACAGAAAAGGCGACACGCTTCGCAATATCATACGTTGGTGTGCGAAGGATTTCCTGACATACGGAGGTTTCGGGCTTAATATAATTCGCAATGCAAAGAATGAGGTCGCAGAGGTTAATTATGTAGATTTCAGGTACTTGCGAAGCGACAAAAAGAACGAGTGTTTCTGGTACAGTGAGGACTTCTCCCGCCGTTATGCCAGGACATCGAAAGCCCTGGTTTACCCTAAGTACATACCGGACGGGGACGCACCGAGTTCGATTCTGTACGTTAAGAACGACGTTGGCTCAACTTACCCGATTCCTCGTTATTCCGGCGCCATCAAAGCGGCAGAGATCGAACGTCACATTGACAATTTGCATTTGAACTCACTGGAAAACGGTTTTATGGGCAGTTACTTGATCAATTTCCTGAACGGCGTTCCTGATGCAACCCTCAAGGAAGAAATTGAAAAACAGGTAGTTAGCAAATTTGCGGGCTCACAGAATGCGGGCCGAATCATCCTCAATTTCGCTAACGGAAAGGACAACGCAGCGGACATTCAGAAACTCGACATCACTGACTTTGGTGAGCGTTACAAGGCTGCTGCTGAGAGGGCCAGGACGACCATCTACCAGGCTTTCGGAGCACAGGGTCAGCTATTCGGCGATATGAGTGCCAGTACCGGCTTCAACGAGATCGAGTTCAAGACAAGCTGGGCCCTGTACAACTCAACGGTAGTGAGAAACATCCAGAGGGTCATCGGTGACGCTTTCGACCTCATTTTCAAGACCGTTGATTCAATAAACATCGACCCGTTCACCATGGGCGACCAAACAGACGTTAACTAATGATCTACATAGACAACGACACAACATATTCGCAGAGAATCTACATCCCCAAGGACGAGGATGATTCTTTGTCTGGTGTTACCGGCCATACCGTTGCGTATCAGAGCAAGGACTACGTTATAACGGAGAACGGTACCACCAATATCCACCCAGACGCCGGTTACGACGCAATTACGGGCGGTAGCATCGGTGTCTATGTCACGGCGGCTACCGGAATCACCCCAGAACACCTTGAAGCGACCGAAGACGGACTTTACGTTCCAACTGGCAATACGGTCTACACCGGCGTTACGGTCCAGGTCTATGACAGCGCATATCAGGACGGTTACGGAGACGGATTTGACAGCGGTTACACCTCAGGATACACCTCTGGAACCACGGACGGTTATGCAAGTGGTTCAACGGACGGGTTTGAGACTGGATATGCTTCTGGTTACACCGACGGATTCGAAGCGGGCCACGCAAGCGGTTATACCGAGGGTTACCAATCTGGTTACACAAGAGGAAACTCGGAAGGTTATTCAAGCGGCTATACGGACGGCTATGCAAGTGGTTTGACGAGTGGCCAGAGTATCGGTTATGCTTCAGGATATACCAACGGTTATAACGAAGGCTATGCTTCTGGGTACACAAGCGGTATGACAAGCGGTAAGACCATTGGTTACGCATCAGGTTATACGAGTGGTTGTACTGACGGCTTTGCATCTGGTTACACAAGCGGTCTGACGATTGGTTATGCCTCAGGATACACCAGCGGATACACCGACGGTTACGCAAGCGGATATACCTCAGGCCAGACGATCGGCTACTCTTCTGGTTACACGTCAGGACAAACGGACGGATACAATTCAGGTTACACGGTAGGCTACCAGACAGGTTGGAATGCCGGATACGTTAGTGGACACACCGAGGGATATGATGCTGGATACCTTTCTGGACACACCGACGGAATGGAAGCTCAGAAAGCGCTGTTGTCTGCTGAAACACTCACCGAGAACGGTTACTACTATCGAGAGAACGGCCTGAATGAAATAACGGTTGCTCTTCCAATGGCTTCTATTGTTCAGGGGTGTAATTCAAACGGAAGGTACACGCTAAGCGCATCAACGTACGATTTGGCTGGTTTCACAGAGGCTACGTTTGACGTTGACGTTGATCAGGTTGGACCGTACAATGAAGGTTACTCAAGCGGTTACACCGACGGTTACAGTAGCGGTTACACCAGCGGATATACGTCAGGTCACACAGCGGGTTACGACGAGAGGGAAGCATTGATTAGTGATACCTATATCAATATTAACGGCCAGTTCACATCCGATACGGGTTGGTCTGGTGTTACGGTTGATGTACCAACCACGGTAAACAATCGGCCTTTGGCCATCACTGCCGATACACAATGGTATATCGACCACCAATCATCACCGGCGGTGTATTATCCAGGAAACGGTTACTCAGGCTTCAATATGGTGTCAATTGACACACAGGGGGTTGTTATAAGTGGAAACCACACAATATCAAATCCTCTTACAAGTAACGGGACTCACACTGTTAATTGCGGTAATGTGTACGCAAACAATGTAACCGTTGACGTCGCTGTACCGATGCAACAGATCAGGGTAACCCAGAACGGAACCTATACCCCTCTGTCCGGCGGCTATTCAAGCGTTGAAGTAGCTGTTTCCGGCGGCGGTTCTGCGTCACAGATTGTTACTTGCACTCAGGCACAATACGACGCTCTGAACCCACCAGACCCTTCAATAATTTATCTAATCAAGGACTAAATGATTTGGACTGCTGATACCGTTATGTACGACGGAGTTTCGATGGACAGAGCCTACAGCGGGTCAACGTTGATCTGGTGTAAGAACTGTCCGGTGTATGCGAGTATGGGAGAACAGGTGTACCAGGGCGAGTCCTTGATTAAGGGTGAGGATTACGTTATCGGATTCAAGGGTCTTTATAGTGGTGGTTTGTTGACTACAGCAAAGACAGTGAACTACACCAGAACAATACAAGCGGATACTTGGATATTCCACTGTGATGACAACTATCCGGCGGTCTACGAGTCATTGTGTGAAGGGTACGTAACGGACCTTGGTGCTGCGTTCGGCCTTTATGCAGGCAGTGAAGGTAACCGGCACCATGACCGAACACTACAATGTGACCCGAACAACAAGCGTAGTTTGTCAACATACATCGGTTACGACTGGCACGCAGCGCACAACCCTGACAGGGAAGTCATTATGATCGGACAATACGGCCTTCAAGCATACTACTTGTACACACCGAACCAGATATACAATGACGTCGGTTTCAACCTGTTCCCGTTGAACACCGGAACGAGTTACCAAACCCTCCACCTATACCACGTAAACTACCACTACTAATAAGTAAACCCTCGGATCGCTCCGAGGGTTTTTTATTGTAATATGGTCAAGCAAAATTGAAGTTTCACTTAAAAACGGTCGGACTTTCACAGCCGGACCGTTGATGGCTAAATAAACAAAAATACTACATAATATGATTACAAATCTGTGGAAGTTTGCTTGTTGCGAAGGGTGGGATCGAACCACCGGCCTCCAGATAATGAGTCTGACGAGCTACCTACTGCTCTACCTCGCAATCTCTAAGTATGTTAAAAGCCGAGAGTGGTGCCGAACTCGGCTTGGAAAAAAGTTAACGTCCTATGTCCGAAACTCAAGAGCAGTGCACCGCTTTTTACCTCCTAATAATAATGTTAACCCTAATGTTTTACACAAATCTCACACCTCAATCGTTCTGTACAAAGGTACGGTTTTTTAGGTAAAAAAACAAGGTCTGACGCCAAAGTTTTTGGAAATTATACTTAACAGAAACGTACGTACAATGATAAACAATGTTTTGATACTGAGCGAAGATTTTTGCAAGACCAACAGCAATCTCTCCGACAACGCCTGGGGTAAGTTTCTCCTACCGGCGATCCGTGAGGCTCAGCACATACACCTTCAGACCATCCTCGGTACCGGTCTCTACGAAGCCATTCTCAACAAGATCAAGGAAGGAAATCTTGAGGACCCTTACAAGGAACTCGTAGACGACTACTGCCGTTGGTACCTTCTTTATATGGTGCTGTCAGATGTCATCGACGTTCTTGATGTCAAGCTGGCGAACCTTGGTACCTACCGCAACCGTGACGAATACGTAGAGAACATCAGTGACGAGGAAAGAGGTCGGCTCAAGCAGAATTACGCTTACAAGGCCCAGTTCTATGGTGACCGCCTGGTGCAGTTCCTTCTCGACAACCGTCAGGCTTTTCCTGAGCTTGACGACTGCACTTGCCACAACCTGAGTTCACACCTCAACGAACAAGCCGCAACAGGACTTTGGCTCGGTGGACTAAGAGGACGCAGACTGTAATCCCGAAGGATTGTGGGAATTTCGCTTGACCAGTTCCAGACCTGTTTCAACGCAGGTCTTTTTTATTTCCTCGATGAGGTATTCAACGAGATTGGTGAGGCTCTCGACGACCGGCTTCCATTCGAGCGTAGGGTTTACTCGACGTACATGTATCTGGAGGGTGAAGGACTTTGAAGCACCCTTGTACGACTTGTTCAGCGCCGGATATTCCATCACCATAATCTTGTGTCGTTTGTCCCACATATCCTGGTTGTCGATCCAGGTGTTGAACGCTTTCCTTGAGTTGTGACGGAACTGGTCGAGTATGTCCTCGTCGTTGGTATAGGTAGTGGCCACCATCATATCGACGTATGCGGTGTCCATCTTCGTTCTGTCAAGGGTGCCAATATCAACCCTAACCTTGTCAACGTACATCATCTTGTGCTTGCAAGGGTGTGCGACTCCATTCCTTCCAGCAGCTTCAATTTTCTTGAGACGCTGTTCCTCTGTCTTCGCCCTCTGTGCAGCCTTGGCCTCTTCCACAGTGGCGTAAATCTTTCTTCTTCCCATATATTCAAAGGTACAAAAAATCTGGGAGATTCCCAAGTGCCAAAGCCACCGGCAAACATACTTATAACAAAAGAAATGTAATGACATACCAGCAGGTAATACGAGAACTCTGCAAGATCGCAAAGACGCAGCACAATGTCCGCTATACCGGATACGGTGACTTGTACCGTGATCTTGATTCAGACCCGAACATCAAATACGACGTTGTGTACATCACTCCCAATCAGCATACATCGGACGAGGAAACGGGGTTTGACCGCTACAGCCTCAACTTGATCTACATCAGCCGTCTTGAGAACACCGAGGGTGACAACTGCCTCCAGGTCCAGAGCGTTGGTAAGGAAATCCTGACCAACATCATCCGCATCTTCTGCGAACGTTACGACAGTGAGGTGTACGGACAGATAATCTGGCAGATGTTCACTCAGAAGTTCGGGGACCTTTGCGGAGGCTGTTACTGTATTGTCCAGTTGGAAGTGCCACAAGATTCAATATGTATCGATGAGGACTAACAATATGAAACACTGTCTGCGTAACCACTATTTTGTAGCGTTCTTCACAACGCTGGTCGTAGCCGTAGGGCTCCTGATAACATCCTTCTTCCTACCACCGCAAGGCTCCATCGATCCGTCGGCGTTGCAAGGCGCTGCATTGGTGTTCGCCTGGCCAGCCCTTGCGTTCGCAGCAAAGGCACTTGATGATAATCGGAAGGTCAAGATCAGCACCCACGTAGGAACCATTACCGTCGGTAAGGAAGATGAGGAAGCGGAAGAGGTGCTTGAACAGCTTGAAGGCGAGGAATGATAGTGGTCGGCTGGTTCGGGGTCGGAAAGACGACCTTCATCGAGACGCACCCTGAAGCCGACGCAGTAGACCTCAACAGTTTCACGGGAAGGACGTCCGACATCGTTGAGAAATGCTCAGGACACAGATACCTTCTCGCAGACCCAAATCTCGTACCGGCGTTGAAGCCACCGTATGTGGTAGTCGTACCGGCGATCTCACGTAAACAGGAGTTCCTTGAGATATATCGCCACCGTAAGGGTAGATGCGGCCACGGTCCGGAGTTCGCCAGGCTCAGGGACCTCGACTGGGAGAAACGTATCACCGAGTTGATGAACATTCCTGGCACCAGAACAATAATTCTTGAGGAAGGACAGTTCCTCTCAGACGTAATTGACAAACTATGAGCAAATATTTCAGCCTTCAAGAGTTCTTGAGGTCCGATACGGCACTCAGGAAGAAAATTGATAATAGTCCAAGCTGGGAAGTTGTAAACAACCTCTCAAGACTCGCCGCTTTCCTCGATGAGCTTCGGGCCGCATGGGGCTCGGCAATCAGGGTGTCCTCAGGCTTCCGCTGTGTACAGCTAAACAACGCAGTCGGAGGCGTCCAGGGTTCAGCACATATCCTTGGTAATGCTGCTGACATTTCGCCAGTCAATGGTAAAATGAACGAGTTCGAAGCCTTCTTGAAGAAATGGTTGAAGGGACGTAAGTTTGATCAGTGTATCTGGGAAACCTCCAAGTCCTCTGGCGGTCGATGGGTCCATTTCTCGCTATACAGTAATAAAGGTGAACAGCGATGCAGGATGTTCGGTCTAATCGCAGCTTGAGTTATGAGGAACAAGTTCTATTCCAGCGTTACCACATTCTTGGTTACGACACTGATGCTCCTGGGCTGTTCGACGCAACACCTGATACCAACTCAGACGACGACGAACGTACAGACGGTGTTGAGAGACTCGGTGGTGATCCACAGGGACACCATAACCTATCAGATACCGATTGAGAGTAGCGAAGCCTTCAACGTTCAACACTCACATCTTGAGACTACGGTAGCCATTAGCGAAGCTTCTGTAGACTCTCTTGGTATGTTGAAACACAATCTGGTTAACAAACCTTTCAAGATTGAGAAAGAAATCGTTTACCAGGACCGTAAGGTCGTTGAGTATCGAGACTCCTTGGTAACTAAGGAAATTCCTGTTGAAGTCCAAGTTCCTGTTCGTTACGTTCCCAAGTTCTACAAACTACTCTTGGTGTTCAACATCATACTTGTTCTTCTACTGGCCCTATGGGTCTACTTCAAATTCAAGAAATAAAAAAAACAGTTAACTGAAACAGATTACTGAATCAGCATCTGAAACAGTTCTCTTGTATTGCTTCGCATTGATTTAACTTGTATTGATGAAGGAATATTATGATAGGTACTATCATAATATGACTGAATATTGTATTGTTTTACATTGCATCGTCGTTGTATTGTCTTGCGTCTGTTGAATAACATACCTTGAGGGTTCTTAGGGGGTAAAGTAACGAAGTCTGATCACGGACGGACAACACACTCTCAACATCATATAATAAGGAACGCACACGCACGTGAGGGGCACTATGCGAAAATCGGGCCAGACTGAAAACAATTTCAAAAAAATTCCCAAAAAAGGTTTGCATAATAAAAAATAGTTTGTACCTTTGTCACAGAGTTCGACGGAAACAACCCACATTACTTTCCTGAGAACCAGATAAGGAAGTTTAACAGAAGAGCCAATGACTGAAGGAAGTGGGTTGCCGGATGTCAGCGGCTCGTACTGTTTTATTGAAGATGGCTAATATTGATCTTGAAATCACTATTCCGGCGGCTGTTATCAATGACCTTACCTACGAGGAACTCGGCAGGGTCGTCACCGCTGTGTCTAACGTCGTTGAGTATGGAGCAAAAGCTTCAAACTACTACGAACTCTCAGAAGTCGAACGCTTGGCTTACCATTTAATTATTTATAACCGTGACGACGTTGACGCTGAAGAGTCGTACGTCCCACCATTTGGTCTGTGAGTATGGCAAAAGAAATGGAGTACATAGCGATCTTCGTTGAGCAGCGTCCGTTACTGAAATTCCTCAACGATTCGCAAGTAAGGCGGTTGGTCGAAGCCTTGTTCACTACGTTTTTTGACGGTGAGGTTGTAGACTTTTCCGATGACCCACAGCTTGAAGCGTTCTGGCCGTCGTTCTACGGTCCACAGAAACGAGCCAAGAAAAACATCGAGAAGAACGATAAAATATCAGACAAACAAACAGGTAACCAGAACGCCAGGAAAAAAACTGTTGAGGAAGAACCGATCATTTCCGTTGATCCAGAAAATGTTTAACAATTAAATGATAACACTATGAACCACAAATCAGAAGTTTGGCTTTACAAAAGGCTACGTAATCTCTTCAAGACGTATTTCCGTGAAACTGGCGACACACTTTCAATTATGGAAGTCAATAGTCTCACTGAGGACGTTTTCGATGATCTGACACACAATGGTGAAATATCGAAGGCTGAGGAAGACTCAACCGAACCAGCACCTCCCGTTCAATAATAAAATTCTAACCTTTTCAAGATGGCTAAAGACTCAATTTCGTTTGAGTTCGTAAAGAAGCTTTGCGGATCAAACAAGGACCAGATTCACATGTTGTCGGACCAGGAACTTGGTGAGTTCACCAGGGCGGTCTGTAACTACTATCTTCTTGACAAGCCCAAGGAGCCTGAACTCAAGGACCGTTTCCTCGAACTCCTGTGGAAGCGTATGGTTCCGAAGATTGACAAGTATCTCAACGCCGACGACGAACCAGTCGCCACGGAAACCAAACCCAAGCATCAGCGCATCGAGGTGAAAGCCGACAACGTTGAGCTTGTCTACACCACCGGTCCCGTTAACAGCCAGTCCGAGGTTGACGAACTCGATCCAGAACTTATGTATAAGGAAGAGGACTTCGTTGACGATCAGACCAGGACCGACTTCACCGAGGACGAACGCAATCTGTTGGACGTTCTCACCAAGTGCAAGGAAAAGTACGGTGCCGATCCTGACGGTGGCTTCAAGGCTCCGGCTGTCGAACTCAGACAAGTGGTCAAGGGTGGCCGAGAGTTCGGAAAGGCGAGGGACGGTCTTGTTGAGAAAGGTCTCATCAAGTACGACTTCGTAACCAACGAGAAGAACCGCCAGGAGCGTCGTTACTGGATTCTTGACACACCGACCGACATCAAGGTTGAAGTACCTGTGGCTGATCTACCACTTACCGAGGAAGAGCAGGTTATCCTGTACACGCTTACTACGTCACACGCCAAGCGCAACAAGGAAGGCTGGTTCAGGGCGCCTGTCAAGTATCTTGAGTACGACACCGGCTTGAGCTCTAACAAGATCGCCGCCATCAAGCGTTCACTTATGGAGAAGGGTTACATCCAGTTCAAGAAAGAGGGCCCGTACTACCACATCTTCCGTATCGTCAAGGAATACGATTACAAGAAAACCGCATAGCTATGCCGAACTGGACCTACAACAACATCAGAGTCACCGGACCTAAGGAGTCCCTTGACACTTTCCGCAGAGAGGGTGAAGCACACCCCAAGCACTACGAGGACGGAACGGAACACGTCGCAATGTCGTCCTGGTTCCCCCGTCCTGAGACCTATGACAAGTACGACACCACCAACCACCCGAACGGTGAAAGACTTGTGGTCGGCGAACACCTCGGCTGGGACAAAACCGGTCCAATCATCACCGAGGAACTCATCGAGGAATTCAAGGCCGCTACCAAGGAACAGTGGGAGAAGCACGGAGCCATCGGTTGGTACGACTGGGACTGCAAGAACTACAGTTGCAAGTGGGATATGCCAGTCGATGTCTTGGAGTTTGACGAAGGTGAACCAATCCCAGTTGAACTCACGGAAACCGAGGGAATACTCGTACTGGACTTCAAGACCCCATGGTCGGCGCCGTACAAGTGGCTTGCGAAGATTTCCAAGGATTACCCTGACTTGCTGTTCACCCTGGCCGCTGACTACGAGACCGGTGAGTGGGAAATCATCGAGTTCCGCAACGGTGAGGATAAGCTCATCAAGGAAGGTGACTACGACAACGAGGAACCGGATGAGAACGGTACCTACGTAAACCCTGAGGACGAACCCAAGATCGAGGTCAAGGAAGACGCTGAAACCATTCCGTTCGACGAGACCGACCTCAACACGGTTCAAGAGTTTTAAGGCCGATAGAGCCCCTCTAAGACTTGAGACGATGAGTTTGTCCAGTTTGTCTTTTCGTTCGATTTTAGAGGGGTTTTTAGGCCCATTACAGAGATTCTATAAACACTTATAAGATATGGGAAAGTTTGGCGCAGAATTCAGACGTTTATATTGGCTTCAGCGGTTCCTGGACACACTCCCCGACCCGCCGCCAAAGACCGCAAAATTCGAAGACCTCACGGACGAGCAGAAGGTCGCAAGGTATTGCCATCGGTCGTTCTATATCCTCACCGGCGAGAAGTTCGACAAGAAGAAATTTGACGATATGATGAAACCACCGCAAATTTAGTATGGCAGACTGTGTATCAAAGGAACGCAGGCGGGAGCTCAACCGTCGATGGAAGGAGGCACACCCTGGTTATATGTTGGAGTGGCAGAGGCGTAATCGGGACAAGACCAGGGCGTACTCCAAGAAATATTACAACAACGGTAAGCAGGACTACGAGCAGGTTAAGGAGAATGTGAACCGCTACCACCGGACTCCGAAAGGGCGGGCACAGAATCTACTTACTTCATACAGGCAGTTCGACGTTCGCAAAGGTATGGAGTGCGATCTCACCGCCGAGTATATCGAGAGGGTGATCACCACGGAACATTGTGTCTGGTGCGGAGAGTCGGATTGGCACGTCCTCGGACTCGACCGCATTCGCAACGACAGACCTCACGCATTCGGAAACGTTATGTGCAGTTGTCGGAGTTGCAACGTCAAGCGGGCCCAGCGTACCATCCTTGAAAACCTCAGGGAACGCATCGGTCTCAAGCTCGACGAATGGGTTGAAAACAACAAGGAGTTACTTCCGGAAAACATAAAATCAATCATATAGTTATGGCAAAGTTACAAACCAAGGAAGAGGTGCTTGCCTGCCTCCGAGAAAGCATCGAAAATGGCAAGATGTTGATCACGTTGCTCTCAAAGGGCATTGAAATGTCCAAGGGTGGCGACGGTGAACTCAAGGATGATGTGCTGAAGAACAGGCATCGTCTCAGACTTCTCAAGTGCTACGAGGAAAAGGAGGGTGAGGACGCACCTGGTTTCCTTGAGGTCTACTACGACAAGGACGACGAAGGTAATGAGTCGATCCTGATCAGCTTCAACGTCAAACCCGACCCAGACCCCAAGAAATGCGAGTGGCACACGTACAAGACACCCTACGAGAACGTTGAGGATATGGCCGAAATGCTTGCACACCTCCAGCAGACCTACTATGACGAGGAAATGTTCGAAGGTACCGTCTGGCAGTGGAAGAACGTCGATATTGACGGTAAGTTGATTCAGTGCAACATCAGAAAGTTAAATGATGAAACCGATAAAGACTGAGTTCGACAAGCCGATCCCGCCTGAGCTCAGAGTGTGCGTCAAAGGTACATGGTGGCTTCAGGAGGATGAGGAAGTGTTCAGGAAACTCGCAAAACTTTGTAACGATGAAACTGACGCCTGAGGATAGGGAAAGGTTGCACAAGCTGCTCGATTATGCACTGGACGAGGAAGAGGATTATGTGATCGCTCAGTATGCAACCATGTCCCTTGACTGGCAACTCCACAGAAGGCTGTACAGACTCAACTTAAAAGTGGAAGATGAAAAATAATTTGGGTGTTAGGGTTCATTTTTCTCTAAATTGTTTTCACTGTGGCACGCTTTTTGCAATAGTGTAGTCAAACGTTAAATTATTTGACCTATGACAAAAGAACAATTACAGAAATATGCTGTCGAGCACGGCATTTTCGAAAGCCTCAAGGCTAACAAGAATGTGACCCTTACCGTCAAGAGTGGCACCAAGGTTGCTGGTTTCCTCAAGCTGATGCGTGAGGTGTTCCCTAACAACTACGTTGACAAGTATGGTTACACCTATACTATCTACGCCGGTGACAAGAAGACCCAGGAAATGCTGAACAAGCCGATCAAGTCTTTCAATCAGAGTCCCAAGAAGTTGTGGGCGAAGGCCCGCCAGGAACTCATTGACGGTATCTACAATGGCTTCGAGAGCAAGGACGACTACGAATTCGTAACCAGCGTCGTCAAGAAGGTGACTGATGGTAACGATAAGATTCACACGTTATCCGTCCGTCGGGTTAAGAAGAACCTGGAGGTCGTCCTTAACGATGTACGGTGTACTTTCGAGAACTTCGATCTTAGTAAAGCCATCTGGACTGTAAACGGCTCCGACTGGAAACAGACTTTCGAGGAACGCATCACCGAGCAACTCAACAAGGTAATCGAGCAGGAGTTCAAGTAAACGGTCCCCTCGGCCATCAATCGAGGGATAATTACTCAATTCTTTCTGGCCCACTCTGGAAGCTTACCGCCAGGGTGGGTTTTTCATAAAAATAATTGTCAAAACCTTTGTTATTTTGACAAAATTACCTACCTTTGCCACTGGTTATAAACAAAAATGCTATGCTGACAATCAACGATCAGACAATTCTACGGGACCTCAAGGCCGGTATCATCAACCCTGCCGAACTATCACGGTACCTGCTTAACACGTTCTCGGCGCCGGATTTGGCAAAGGAACTGGCCGAGTGTATGATCCAGCTTCAAGTTAGCCGCCCCATTGTCATAGGTATGGATGAGTGTATGGCCCACTTTCGTATTCGGGGCTACCAATGGCAGGACGGGAACCTCATCAAGGAAACACGGGGAAGAAAAAGTAATCAAGATATGTAGTTAACCTGTAGCCCTGGTCGTAGAAATATACCTCGCAATATGGTGTATCAGGGGAAGTGAGAATCCCCTATGCTCCACGCAGAGCGCCTAACGGCGCCAGCAAGAACACTTCAAGCGAGGCTTACAGTCAAGTTTGAGGTGTTTTTTCGTCCTGGGGTGTGACCGAAAACTTGGGCTACGCAATTCAGTCACATTTATGCGTACCACTTTCTCAATTCAGTACTACTGCCGTCCGTCGAAGGCCAACAGAAACGGAGAGGCGCCCATTGAGTGCAGCATCATCATCAACGGTGAACGGGTGATGCTTAACCTTCCCATGCGGGCCGACCCCAAGGAGTTCGCAAAGAAGCGACAGCCAAAGGAGATCGCCGATTACGTCAGCATCCAGCGGGTAAGAATGAAGGAAATAGTAAACCAACTTATGGACCACGGCATTCCGGTCACAGCAGAGAACCTCAGGAAGTATCTGCGTACCGGCGGTGTCCAGGCGTACAAGGTGAAGGACCTTTTCAAGGACTTCCTGGCTATCCAGAGCAAGAGGGTTGACGTTGACATCACCCTGGCGGTCTACTGGAAGTACGACCTCGCAAAGCGTCGTTTCTTTGAGGTTGTCGATCCCGAAACGGAGTGCGGTCACATCAACAACAATATGATTAAGGAAGTGGTCACGTACATCTACAAGAAGTACGACGCTTCGACAGCCGCCGGATATTGCACCAGGATCAAGGCTGTAATCAAGCACGGTATGGACAACGGACACATCAAGAACAACCCCTGGGCCGGCATCAAGCTCAGCAAGGAGATC